AACCATATTTAGATCAAAAATTTTATGGGTAACATTGATTCCAGTTATAGAACCAAAATACCTTAAATTTGGGCCTAAATACATCCACAATGGAATACCGGTAATATATCCAATATCTGAACTTCTACGGTATTCTTTGTGACCAATGTTAGCACCATAGTTTTCATCTAGTAACATAGTATTTTCTTCTGGATCCCCATTTAAACAGCGATATAAAAACTCTAAATCGTATTCAGTTCCACGGTTTAAAAGACCATAGCGTTCTTCATCTTGTAATGGTCTTCCATACGCAGCGGTTTCATCTCTCTTTGCAGCAGCCATATTTAAATAACTTAGGTCGCTAATCCTACTTATTAAAAGCTCAACTTTAACAGCTTGATTACCAGTAAGAGAAGTGGCAGAATCTTTAGAACCAAACGTCCAGTCAATTGAATTATTGCCACTAGTGCTATAACCAATAACTTCTGGATTATACATAAATCTAAAACCCCATTGTTTAGCTTTTGCTTTTGAACCGGTGCCTAAAGACAACGCGCTCCTATTCATAACTTCTGCAGAAAGTTTATCTTGAAATATACGGCCACGCTCTAAACGTCCGTCATCACCTATAAACTTATATTTACCATTTAGTTGTGTAAACTCGTCAGGATTAAATGGTTGACCTTTTGAATCTAGTGCAATTCCTGCACGTAGGCCAAAAGGTATACCCTTGCTAGCAATATGTGGTGGTGGATTCCATCTTTGAGCATCAGCTGGTGGAAATACTTGCGCTGGTTTTTCTGGATCGTTTGTTAGATTAGTGTCTAACTTATCTCCACATTGACTAAGTTGGGCGTCATATAACTTTTTTTCCATTGCGCGTAAATTTGGTTCATTTTTTACGCCATTTCCAGAGCTGTATCTACCTTCGTAATTTGAACTTTGGGTGATTGTTTTACCGTCAAGACTAGAAGTTAGAAAAGAATAGGTTATATTAGCAGTTCCAGTATGCCGTCCAATTTTAAATCCAATCCATTGCTTGTTGCAAAGATCATAGACATATTGGTACTTAAGTTGATCTGTTATATCAGTGCTGTATTTAAAAGTTCTTTCTGTAAGTGCAGCTAAGAACTCAGGAGGAATAGTAGGTGTTTCTCGTGCTTTTCTTGCGTAAATTTGTGGATTTAATCCCGCAAGGCTTATCACACCAGAAATTGCGGCACTTTCTTTATCAACTTGGATTCTTGTAGCACCCACGCTAGGTCGATAGGCAACTTTATCTGGAAAGATATCTGCTTCTACTGTAAATGGCGGGTCAAACGTAGCTTTAGTCTTACCTATATTTGTAAGCCTAAACCAAAAGTTTACACTTTGATTTTCTGTGTCAGAGTTTGGTGAAGTTTGTTGAGCTGCGGTAAGGCCACTAAAGCCAAGTTCTTTTTTCTTATCAATTTGGACTCCACCGGCTTTTAAGGTTGAAGCAGTCGGCTTAATTTTTACATTTTTTACAGCAGCTTCATTTAGCCAATAATATGTAAATTCGTTGTTGCTTGTATTTGTTTTTTTAAGGTAAAATCTTAAAGTATACCTAAACACATTATATTGTGTTGATCGAATTTGAGTAGCGTACGGACCAGCAGCTGAAGGTGGGCCAATATATACACCGTAACTGTCTACGAGTGCAGGTGACTGCGCTGATACCAAATTTTGTTCAAGGTGGGTCTTAACATATTGACCAAATGCAGCTGTTAGATTTTCATCGGTCATGGAAGTTGAATCGTTTCCACGAATATCAATAATGCCGCCGCCTGAGTCTAGCTCACCTTGAGTCATAAACGTTGTTTCTACTTGTACAGTGTAAAAATACTCATATGTAAATGCCATTATAGACTACTCGCAATCTTACGTAATGTTGCATCTTTTCTCAATTTTTCTCCAACTAGCTTAACTAGACGTTCTGCCTCTTGTACACTTCCTTGAGCAATTTGTACATTCATATCAAGGTTAATTGTAACATTTCTATTTGAGTTTACAGTTGCGCTACTACTACCTCCACCGCCATGGTTTACACTAGAGCCCGCAGGGTCTGCAGGGGCCCCGATGTTCATGCCGTTGCTAGCTTCTCCACCTACGCGTGCTTCAAGAGCAACAGCATCTGCTTGTTTTAGGTGCTTCATGTAAGCTCCGGTTTTATAACTAGACCAGGCGCTCCAGTTATTACCTCGTTGGCTCATGTGAGCTGCTATACCAGCATTAGTACTTGGGTTAAATAGGTCTTGATTGCTTTTAAGATTAAACTTTTTGCGTCTAGCAGGCCCAAGGCTACCAATCATATTAATTTGATACAATCCGTAGGAATCATCACCTGTGCTAGCATTGCCGTTGTGGGCATTAGATCTACCACCTGATTCGGCAATAGCAATTGCGTACGCAGTCTTTAACGCATCTCCCTTAAATCCTTTAGAAGAAATTAATTTTATAAGGTCTTTTTTATTACCAGTAATGTTTCCATCATATTTGCCACCAGGAAGCTGGGCTAAAACATCGTCAGTTTTCTTTCCAAATACTTTTTCAAGATCATCATAAGATACTGGCTTTCCGTCTACAATGGCTTGTCCAAAAGCAGCTAGAATACTTGGAGAGGCATAAGAACTAGAGCTCCACCCAGCTTTTTTAGTTTTAAAAACTTTTGAGGCAGCCTCATTTAAGCTTGATAGTACTTGAGGAACTCCCTTACGTTTTTTAAACCAATCTCTAGGGTTGTACTGGACTCCTTTTTCATCTAATGTTTCAAAGTGAAGGTGTGCGCCACGAGAGTTTCCTCGACCAGGATCTTTTGCGCCACCACCAGACTTACCAATAACTTGTCCGGCTTTTACTTGTTGTTTGCTAGTTACAAGAATAGAGCGTAAGTGAGCATATCGGCTAGAAGTTCCGTCAAGGTGTTTTATATCTACGTAGCTTCCATAACCATTTGGATCATTACCTATTCTTGATACTTTTCCTTCTGAGGCTGCAGTAATAGGTGTTCCAGAAGGTGTTGCTAAGTCTATTCCGCGGTGGTTTGAACTAATTCTTTGTCCTTGTTTTGCAGCTCTTGCTGCCGCGCCAGGACGAGGGCCAAACTCTGAAGACACAGGTGTTGCTGAAGGAACAGGCCACATATGATTTGCGCCAGCAGTTTCTGCTTGCGGAGTTGAGGCATGACCAATGTTCATTCCATTGCTGGATTCTCCGCCCATCATACCAAATAGCTGACCTAGAGCATTACCTCCACCAGCAAGAAGTCCACCAATGAGACCTGTAACTAAGGCTCCAGGGCCCGTAACTGCGCCCACGGCCGCACCAGTACCGGCACCTATTGCGGTAGATTTAAATACGGATCCCCAGTCAAAGCCGCCTTTCTTTTTAGCGTCACTGTAGCCACCAAATGCAGACATTGCGGTACCAACAACCGGAAGGGCTTTACCAGCAAATTTTGCTGCACCACCTAAAAACTTGCCTGCTGAAGAAAGAGCCGGGCCCGCTTTAGATAGTAATGATCCACCTGATTTTGCTGCAGTACCTAGTGCAGGTAGTGCTGCCTTACCACCACCTAAAAGCGCTTTGAGTCCACCACCACCTAAAAGTTTAGATATTAATGCATACTGAAGAACTGAAGAACCTAAACCGGCAACACTACTTGCGGCTGTTGAAAGAGCGCCTCCGGTGTTGCCCGCGTTAGGCATAGTTTGCAAGATGCCTTTAAAGGTCATCAAAAGATCATTTACTGGCCCAAGAATATTTGCCATCGCACTAAAACCATCATTAACTGCTGCGGTAGTTCTAAGAGCTACGTTGTATCCGCCTACTAAGCCTTCTTCAGTTGCAGCAAGCTTTTTATTTTCACTACTATTAAATCTAAAGTTAGAACGAACAGGGGAGCTTTTATCAACGCCCATAAGATCCAACATTTTATTTGGATCTTTGCTGTTCATTGCGCTAGAGTATTTTTTAGCCGTGCCTGCTTTTGCTCTAGCACGAAGACCTGATTGCAATTGCTGCATTAAGGCTTGATCACCATTTGTTAGGGCAGCAAGTGTGTTATAAGACTTAGATCCTGGGTTAAAAAGTAGGTCCGCTTCTTCTGCGGTAATTTGTCGCCCACGATATAGAAAACGATATACATCGTTAACAATTGTAGATATTGGCTTTAGGTTTCCTTGATTATCACGAATACGTACACCTGCACGCAGAAAGTTCATGCCGTTCATTCCTGCAACAGATGAGGCAGCAGCTTCGTTTGACATACCAGACTGTGCGCTTAGCCCAGCCATTTGGCTCATGATGTTCTTTGCAGATGTAGATCCTGCACCGTAACCGCCACCATACATTAAAGACATCTGTGCCATAACAGGTGACATAGCGCTTGTGGCTCCGCCACCTACTTGTTTGTTTGCTTGTAAGATAGCTTTTCGTGAAGACATTCCACCGTAGCCAGCGTAAGAATCTGCGCCAATTCGTTGGGTAACAGCAGACATAGTATTTGGGGCCATGCTCATGTACATAGAGCCAGTAGCTGCCGTACCAGCAGCTATTCCGGCACCTATTGCTTGGGCACGGGTAAATCCTCCACCCAAACCAATTTTACCGCCGCCAGTTTTGCCACCCAATGCGTCAGTTGTTTTTTCAACACTGTCTGACATCTTGTCCCATTGTTCGGCAATGGTATCCATGTACTTTGATACTTCTTTAAATAGCTTTAGTACGTTTTTTCCGAAGTCGTCAAAGCTAGCTTCGTTGCCCGATACGCTACCAAAACCTGGGTCGCCATCTGTTGCGACTCCCAAATTATCGGCCATTTAAATCACCGCCTTAACCTGTTAGTTCCTTTTTCAAGCCAATTAATTCGTTCCCTAGAGGTAAGGTTACGAATCTCTGTAAGTGTCCACCCAGGGTACATCTGCGTTAGCAGTTCATACATCCCAAGCAGGATTTTGTAGTCAGTCTCACTCTCGAAAGAGATCTGCCAGGGTTAGTGGCAACGGCACCTCCGAGCCGCAAGACGTACATTCTTTTTTAATTTGGCTGAGTTGTGGTCCGGGGTTACGGTTTGTGATTTCTTCAAGAATCGTTCTACGATCCTTCATTCCTAAATTTCTAACAACTTCTGGGTTAATTACGTCTTCCCCATTAATTGATAAAACTGTGTTCTTTAACAGAATTGTGTCTAATTCTGCCGAAGTTTTATTTACAGAGTCTACGATTGCTCGCTGTGTTCCACCCTTAGGAAGTGTCACTACAACTGTGCCAACCTTACACTTTACCGTAAATTCTCTATCTCCATCTAATTTTTTAATAGTTACGTCTTTATCTAGATCAATAACAAATGTCTGGTCATCATCGCACGTAGGGCACTTACCTGGCCCAATAGTTACTTCTGTACCAAATGTTACTTTTCTAATAGCTAGTAGCAATAGTTCTCTGTCTCCAGCAAACATAGCTTCTAGTAGGTCTTTTGTTGCCTTTTCCTCACCAATTTTAACAGTAGCTCTTTCTAGAATATTTAAAAGGGCTTTTCCAGTGTCATTGATCTTAGAGATAGCCTCTTCGTCAATTCCATTAAGCTCTCGAACCTCAGCAGTAGTAATCAAGCCTTCAAAGGGGTCATAGAGACCTCCGGCCAGCTCTACTGATGTATCAGGAGGCAATGTAATTTTAGGCGCTTCCGCCGTAACCATTGCCTCCTGATCACTAAGTGCCATAGCATCTGCTGCTAGCTTATTAGCCAAATCAGGATTTGTACCCGCATTTATAACCGTATTATTAGACATATTGTAGTTTCCTTATATTATTAGAATGTTTGGTTTTTGGTAAAGTCAGTAGGCGCTGTTCCTTCTACTGTGTAGTCCTTTGCGTAACGTACATCCCAACCTTCATGAACTACAGTCATTTCTTCCACCATAAGGGTGTTAGAGCCTGCATCTAGTCCGCTGTAGGAAAGTGATGTGATCCAAGCATTATACACCTTAAAGCGAAGTGCTGTATGTTGGTCATATGGGGTATTAGCATCCTGTGCTGTAGATGCGCTTCCCTTATATGCTGCTGGGTTTGGATGGCTAAGGACCTGAATTGTTATGTTGCAACGGAAGTTAGATCCAACGCCACCAGTTGCTGTAGGAGTAAGAACTGAGAATAGCTTCTTCATCCATAGAGAGTTATCGTTATAAGTAAGCATTACACCCTTAGAGAATGTAATAGGTGTAAATGATGATTGACCAGGTAACTGGTGCATGTTTGTGTTGTAGCCACCTTCACGGTATGCAATAGATTCGGTAGAAACTGTTAGTCCAGACATGGATACAAATCCAAGCTTTCCAAAGTTTTTGCCAAAATCTGTTGCGGCGCCTTTTACACCATCTCCTGTTGGTTCAAAAGTTACTACGAACTTAAAGTTACGAACTGGATCGGTCATCATCTTACTAAGTGTATTTAGTACTGCTGACATTTTTTATATCTCCTTTACGCTGATGCGTTTCCGGTTAGTTGTCCAAGCTTAATGACAACGAACTCTGCTGGGTATTCTAATGCGACGCCAACCTCAATGTTAACTCGACCGTTTTGCATATCGGTAAAGGTAGTTGTAGTTTCGTCAACTTTTACGAAGAAAGCTTGGTTCTGGCTGTTGCCACGAAGTCCGCCTTCTGACCAATATCCTAAAAGGAAATTGCTAATTACTGTATCAAGACGGCGCCACAAGAAAGTGTCGTTGTTCTCAAATACGGCAAATGCTGATAGATCTGTCAGCTGCTTCTTAATATACTGCAGTGAACGTCTAACATTGATATAGCGATTGTTAGGTGTGTTGTCTAGTGTACGTCCGCCCATAACAACAATGCCGGCGCCAGGGACGTTACGGATTGCGTTAATTGGGTTTCCGCGAGTGTTTATCTCATCAAGTTCAGCATTTGTAAACAAGTGCTCAGTTGATACTGCAAGTGCAACAGAATTTCCAAGACCAGCTGGAGTCTTATAGACACCACGGCTTGCATCTGTAGCTAGATACTGACCTACCATGATAGCACCAGGAGCCTGAGGACGTGTTACGCCAGGGATCTTGTTGGTATCAGGAATGTTTACCCAAGGGTAATATGCTGCAGTAATAGACTCTGCACCAGGTCCGGCTGCTGCCGTAGCGTCTACAGAATCTTTAGCTGCTGTTACTGATAGGCCTGATGGAGTATCAACTACAACAAATGAGTCTTCTCGTGAAAGCGCGTAAGTCATTGCGTCACCGTGAATCAATGAAGTGCTTGCTTCGATATATGCGGCGTCTGCTGCGTAAATAACTAGTGGATTTTGAATTGAATCAAATGACTCCCACACGGCGTTATATTGTGACCGTGTTGGTACAGAGCCATTATTTCCACCAGTAATTGCTGTTGGTGCAGTAGCTGTTGTGTAAGGTGTCTTTGTGACGTCTAATCCAGTAGTTGGGATATTGATTAATGCAGAACCTGAGTTAACTACTGAACGAACAAAGTACTTATCAGTAGGGCTCATGCTTAGGTCTGTAAAGGACTCTGTAAGAGTCGTAACTCCGGTAGGAGATGTGTAATAGATGTTAAGTCCAAAACGTGATGTAACTCCAGCAGGAACTACCTGAACAGAATAGTTTTGTGACCAAGCACCAGCATTAATTGCGTTAACAGTAAATACTAGGGCTGGGTTAATAACTACAGTAGCGGTAGCTGTAGCTCCAGTTACTGCAGTACCTGTAGCGGCACTTGTAATAGTAAACTGAGTAGCTGAGCGAGTAACGACTGTAGCATTTGTGATATTAAATGCACTTGTGGATAGGCCAGTAATAGATACTGTCTGTCCGACTGTAAAGCTATTTGAAGCCGTATAAGTAATCTTAGCACTTACAGCAGTTGCTGTAGCTGAAGCACCGGTTACTGCTGTACCTGTTGCCGCGTTAGTTACAGTAAATGTTGAAGAAGTTGCTGTAGCAATTGTTACCGCAGATAAGTTAAAAGCAGATGTAGACAAACCTGAGATGCTTACTACCTGTCCTGCTTCAAATGTGTTAGTTGCTGTGTAAGTAACTGTTCCACTGGCTGCAGATGCAGCTGTAACAGTGGCTGTTGTTGCTTGGGCAGTTGCTGCAGTGACTGTAGCAACTACAGTTGATGATGTTGCTGAGTCAGTGACAGATACTGTTCCGACAAGAGCATTGTCACCTAGAACACGACGTACGTATAGATTGCGGCCACCATTAGCATAAAAGTTATAGGCAGCCCAAGTTGTTGGGTAGGAATCGTTTAATCCACCAAATGTCTTTACAAAATCGCTCCAGCTTGAAACCAACGCCGGTGCTGCAGATGGTCCCTGTGCTAAAGCACCGGTCATTGCACCTACAGCGTTGCTTGTGTCAGGCAACTGAATAGTTTGTGGTAAAGCCACTTCTTGGACATAGACTCCCGGGCGACTGTATGTTGCCATTTGGGTTTACTCCTTAGGGTTAGGTTGTTTTCTTAGTGTAGGTATTATGACGATATTGTGGGGAGATTGTACATTTCTGTACGCATAGTTATTGTAGGGTCTTGAGTTACCGTGTACACCTGAGCAAGTAGTTCAGGGAATAGCTCGGCACTTATCTTTATGTTATAGACATTGCTGAATAAGCGCTTGCCGCTTTCAGTGGTATCTCTTTTTGAGAACCCCAACATATCCAGACGACGGGCTGTGCCGTCTTCAGGAATATCGAGTTGCCCAAATCTAAATGGCAATCTGCCTGAACCAAATAAGGCTGCAGCGATTTGCCGGTCATGACGTGGTTGACGTGCCCAAGTTGATACTTGGTAGTACAGGTCAACTGGGGTTGGAAAATTAGTTATTTTATTAATGACGCCATTTACAGCAGTTACTCCAAGACCTTCTGGAATGTATGTAAGGTCAACTGCGCCTTGGTGAGCTCTAGTTGGATCTTCACGCACAGAGATAAGGTCAATAGTAATATACGGGTAGGTCTGCTGACGAATTTCTTTATCAGGTTGGCCGTAGTATACGGCAACAGGGCGAGCAGAGTTACCCGCATCAGACACTGTAATGCCTTGTAGCATAGTTTTAAGGGCGGCATCCTCATTGATTAAAAATGGCATTATCGGTGCTCCAACATAAAGTTACGGAGCAAAGCCGATGGGCTTTTACCAGGAGATCCATTTTCTAAATCTTCTATGTCGTCTTTAATATCCTGGGGGAATTTAATTGCGTGATGGCCCTCTTCGTACTTAACCTTTATTTGCTTAATTATCTCAATTGGCCAAGTAGAGTTTTCTTCTGCATACTTGTGCAGGGCAGCGTTATACGGCTTTACAGCCTGCTTTTTGCCTAGCTCCAACCCTTTGTGGAATACGTCTCGAACTGATGGTTCAGCCATTTTTACCGAGCCAATTCGCAATGATATATCCTGCAACTAAACCAGCGATAACTTTCTTACCGCCATCTTTGTTTAGATTAGAAACACCACGAATGAACTCTTGTTTATCGGCATCAGTCTCCTGACGGAGCAGCCGTTGAGCTAAATTAATCATCAATTCCTCCATAGGAAGGCGCAGGGTGTTACAAGCAGGGTTCCAGATTTCTCTGGCGTCGTCCCCTATAATAAACGAAAAAGCCCCCTTGCGGGGGCTAACTCGATATTTCTTTTACATACCTTTTTTTCGTACTGGGCTAGTCTTCTTAGCCTTGCCCTTTGAATCAGACTTTTTAGCGTACTTCTTATTAGCCGCATCTAGGGTCTTCATACCGTGCTTGGCATGAGGTTTACCGCAACCACAGGTAGCGCACATTACTTCTTTCCCTTACATGCTTTACAGGTACCGCAGGTACACTTCTTCTTTGTCATCTTAGACTTTGGGCCTTTGCCAAAACCTGGCTCGCCCTTTTTCTTACCACATCCACATGCTGCGCACATTATTTCTTACCTTTCGTATGGGGTTTATTTTTATGCCATTTCCTAGTTGCCTTTTCGCCTTCTTTGACGGTCTTGGCCCCAGCCTTCTTGGTTAAGTTAATCTTATCATATTTGCCGGCTTTGGCACTGGCAGCGTGATCAACAATTACCTCACCATCTTTATTCTTTTTTACAACGTGGTCTGCTCCACCAGCTCTAATCTTAGACATTTAGTTCCTTTACAGGTTACAGGGTAGTTTCATCAAAAGCGCGATAATTTGCATAGCGTTGAAACTGGCTATCATTAACCAGCTCTTCGGCGTTGACCTGCTCACAGCTAATCTGAACTAAGGTGTATTTATCCTTAATAATACCCTGAAGGCTTATTTGTGTTGGGCTAAATACTTGGTTTCTAAATACGATTCGATCACGCAGATAGGCATCTGGGTTGACCTCTATAGTAGACAGCTGTCGGGCATTCGAGGCATTTGCCCCATAAAAATTAAGGTGGTTTTGAATCACATCTACGTTAATAGTAACTGTCATTATATCTGTGTTATAGAAACCACGGTCATTTTGAACAGACACACCCTGCTGTATGCGTGCGTTAACCACAGGTATGGTAAATGGAGTTTTCCATTTACGTCCACCAGACATAGAGGATGATCCCACATCGTATATGGGGTCTAGTTGACTGCTAGCTGAGTCATAGATCCACCAGTCGACGTTAGTACCGACAGTTTGTACAAGTTCAGATGTAGTACCAGAAACGCTTGATCCACGTTCGTACTGTATGTTGAACCGACCCTCTTTGTTGTCTCCACGCATAGGTTTACTCCGTAGGTGTAGTTGGTTCTAAGATCCTTGAAAATGCTTTTGTAGCTGGGTCATAGGTATCTCCAGGAAACACCATCTTGTTCTCATTAAAGAGATCTGTAACATCTACTGTTAC